CGCCGCTCACCGTGACCGACGCTGCCGTCACCGTGACGGTGTTCGCCGACATCCGTACCAAATCGTTCGCGAGTCCCTGGCGTTTCTCGAACTGCTGCCCGAACTTCTTCAACGTCGTTTTGCTCGCGCCCGCGAGCGCCTGCGCCTCATCCGCTCCGGCGAGCCCCTGCCCTGCGAGTTCGGAAACGACACCGGCGGGTGCCCCCCGGCGCTTCAGTTTCATCAAAGCGTTCTCGAGGCGCTGGCCGGCGCTCACCTGCTGGTTGATGTCACGGAGGAAGTCCGCGGCCTTCGGCTTGTACCCGTACGACTTGGCGGTCTGCACTTCGCCTGACGACAGGAACGGGCCGGAGCCCAGAGCTCCCAACACCGCGGACGGATCCGCCGGAGCCGACGCGGCCGGCGCCGTTTTCCCGAACGACGCGATCTGCGCTCGCGTGTCAGCAAGCCGGTTGGTCTCCTGGATCTTTCGGTTGATGTCCTTCTCAACCGCAATTTTCTTGACCAAATACGCTTCGATGTTGCGCAACCGCTTCAGGTCGTCGGTCGTGCTTTTCGTCAAAGCCGCTTGAGCCAACGCCAGCTCGAGTGAGGCAGGCACGATCGGCGCTTCCTTCCCGGCCGGAGCAACTTTGCCGCCGCTTCCCGCTTTCGTTTTCGTGAGGGACGCGATCTGCGAGTTCACGGACGCGATCTGCGTGTAAATGTCCTCGCGCCCCTTGTCCGTCAACCCCTTTTGCCCCAACAGCTTCGGCAAAGCGGCCGCCGCACGACGGAGTTGCGCGAGATCGTCGCGGGTGCCCGGTGACGCGAACGCCGCCGCGAGCGCCGTCTGCAACCGTTGAGACACCGATGTCACGGCAGGAGCGGGAGGCTGCTTCTCCCCCGTCGGGAGAGGCGTGATCCCGAACGTGTCGAGAACCAGTCCGTTCGGCAGCGTCGTCGGAGGACGCACTGACGCCCACGCTGCGTTCAACTGCTTCGCGACCCCCGCGAACGTTCCGCCCGCCGCCTCAGCCTGCGCCTGCAGCTCCCTGAACGCGGACGCGTTGTCACGAGCCAAAGTCGTGGCGGTCGCCATCGCTTCGGTTGAGAGCATCGCGCCCGACGCGATCGCCCGCAAACCACCAACGACGTTGCCTGACAACAGTTCGGCGCCGAGGTTACGGAACCGGCCTTCCGTCGTCGCCGCCTCCGCTCCCGTCACCCGCAAAGCCTTCGACGCCTCACCCAACGCCTGCAAACCGACGGCGGCAGCCACGCCGATCGCGCCGAGCCTCACGCCCATCCCGTTCAATCCCGCGGACGCCTGCGGGGCAGACCTGCCAATCTGGTTGATCTCCTTCTCGAGCGCGTCCATTTTCGCGAACGACGCATTCACACGCGCCTGGCTCGAACGCGTCGCATCAGCAAACGACTCGACCTTCCGCTGCGATCGCGTCAGCGCCCGCTCCAGCTTGTCGGTCGTCGCAATAACCTCAACATGCACGCTACCCGCATCAATCGACGACATCGCTCACCTCTTCCGTTCTTCCTCAAGACGAAACACCGCGAGCAACTCCATCGCCGTCCGGTTCGGGATCTCCGCGATCTGCGCGGGCGTCCAATGCAGCTCCCGCATCAAAATCAGGTCGACCGGATGGCCCTCACGAACCAGCTGCACCTGCCTGTCCCGCACGAAATCCGGCGCCCAACCCTGATAAGTCGACGATCCGATCGAGGATCCGTTCCAACGCCTGGAACGACTTCCCGTTCACGATCTCCGTCGCCTGCTCAACCGTGACGGCGGGCTCGACCATGCCGACCGACAGCAGATACGCTTCGTAGTTGACGCCATCCTGACGGCCAGAAAGAACCTCGCCGCGCGACAGACCGCGCACCCGAACAGACGCGGCCCATTCGGGAACCGCAACCGTCTCGACGTCACCCATGTCTTTGGCCGCGACGATGTCCTCGAACGTCGCGACCGGCAGCACCACGGTTTTCGTGTCTGCCATCAGAACGTCGTGCGGGTCACAGCGCCGTTGACAGCCCACTCGGCCGTGAACGTGACCGCGTTGTCCTTGTCCGACGGCGGAGAATACGAAATGCACGTCGCAGACGACGCATGCTTCGCCTTCGCCGCCACCGAGCCACCAGGGCCGTACACCACGGGGGCGATGGTGCCGGCCAGAACAGCCATGTAGTAGCCGTCGATCACGGTGTCCCACACGCCCTCGACGACATAGCCGTTCTCGATGTACCCGGAGATCGAGTTGCGAGTTGTGTTCCCGAACGTCGTCGTGTCCACCCGAGGGGCAGCATACGACGGACGAACGGCAGAGTGATATTGCGAAACGTCCGTGAGGGCGCCACCCGACAGCGTGAAAGCGAAGTAGGTGGCGCTGCCAAGGTTGGCAGAGGGGTTCGGCATTGGTTGTGCCTCCTAGTAGGCTCGGAGCCTGTATGTGGCTCCACGGTGGTTGTAGCGAATGCCGCCGGCGGCGGACTCGGTGTAGTCGATCTCCTGCACTCTTTGGCAGCCCATGTGCGTGAACCCGGTGTAGGTGAGCGCGGGGCCGTCGAGGAGCGTGTCGATGCGTGCGGCGATCGTTCCTGCTGCAAGCTGGTTGCGGCCTTCGGTGACGGCTTTCACGGTGTACAGGGCGTTCTCGAACGCAACTGCGGTGAATGTGCGGGCTGGTGTGGATGGGGCTTGCGAGTTGAAGACGACGGCGGGTAGCGCCGCGTCCTGGGGGATGACGGCGTGGTAGACGGACGGCAACGCTGTGCCTCCCGCAAGCAAAGCCGTGAGTGTTGTGTCGGCCGCGAGCTTCGCGTAGATCGCGGTGTCGGCCGGGTTCGCGAATCCGGGCATCAGATGGCGCTCGCGACGGCACGCTGCAGGATTGGCCGCAACCGTGCGGCTGTGGGCGTCATGTACGGCTGCGCTGCCATGAACCTCGTGCCGTACTCGAGGAAGATCGAGTAGGCCGCATACGACGTGACGTTCCATGACAGCGTCGACGCTTGCTCCGCTTTGATCGCCGACTTCAAGAACCCGGTGTCGACGGGCGCGACCGCTTTCGCGATCGCTTCGCCGTCGAGCGCTGTCTTCGCGACTGCCGTCGCGACGCGCTCCCGGGCGACAAGCCCAACACGGTTGAAATCAACGTTGATGGACACTCGGATCGTGGCTGCCATCAGCGCACCTCCGTCACAACCACACGACGCGAAATCTCCTCGGGCGTCCGAGTCAACACACGCTCAACCTCATAGGAGCGGCTGTTGTACGTGATCCTGCCGGACTCCGTCACGGTCGTGTACGCCGGCAACGTCAACACCATGAGGTTCACGGCCGACTGTCGTTCCGCGACCGTCATTTCGTCGCCCGACATCGGAGCCAACCGAGCGGAGTAGGTTCCGGCGGCGGTAGCGGTGTCGACCTGGCCGCCCGCGCTGTTCGTCGCCCAGCCGACCGTGTACAAGATCGCAGTGCCCGACAGGAACGTGTTGATCGTGTGGCGCATCCCGACGAGCTCGCCGGACGTGAGAGGAAGGTCAGGCATCGGTCACACCGCCCCCCTGATGGAGTTTCGCCACTTCTGCCTGATAGGCCGGCAGGTTCCTGCCAACCCAGTCGCCAGCATCGAGGCGGCCGACGGGATGCCAGTGATGAACGAACGCGAAGCCTTCTGTGACGCGAATCTGGATGCCAAGCAGCCGCGCTTTGTCGCACACCCAGTTGTCGCCGTAGTAGTCGATCTCGGGCCACGCGCCGATCCGACCCGCCATGTCTCGCGTCAGCGCCGGTGCTCGCGAGAACACGGGGATCGACCCGGGCGGCCCGTCCTCAGGTTCGTTCACGGGACGGCCTTGTACGCGATGATCCCACACCTGGGGTGCCGGGATCTCGCCCGCGTCAAGACATCCGATCATCGCGTCTGCCCACCCGTCCAAAGGCTCGAGGTCGTCGGCGGCGAAGAACAGGTAGTCGCCAGTCGCGTCGGCCATCCCGGCGTTGACGCCAGCAGGCCAGTTCGGGAAGTTCTTCCGCA